GTTGTGGGGGCGTACTCAATCGCCCCACACTTAGGGTGGGCATAACCCGTACAGAGGGCTTGCCCGATTCCCGTGTATATATACGTAGTATATATAGGTCACGGGCAGGCATTCCCGCGATGCCCGCGACCTTGGTGACGGGAATATATGCCCGATGCCCGTAACCTTGGTAGCAGGCAAAAACAGCGATGCCCGCGACCTTGGTGACGGGAATGTCAGGCATTGCCCGCGACCTTGGTAGCAGGCAAAAACAGCGATGCCCGCGACCTTGGTGACGGGAATGTCAGGCATTGCCCGCGACCTGGAGATTTTCGGGTAACGGGCAAATGCAATGGGTGTCTTTATCTACCATATATCCGATCTCTTTCAGAGAATTTCGAACCGTTTTTTCTTCTGGGAACCGTTCCCCAGTTGCTTCTGCATCTGCTTTTAAAACCTCATATAACTCTTTTACGGTCGGGTATTTATCGTCATGTTCAAACTTAAAACTTTCTATTGCCATTTTATATTTTGCTTTTTTTGCGCTTCTGGCGTTTTCGCTTTGTTTCTTCCTAGACTCTTTTCCCTTTTGCCACATTGGCTTTTCTATATCCGGCTGAATGTCACTTAAGCATCCTATCTCGTCGATTTGGTGTATCGGATAGTCAAACCATAAATTAACCGGTTTAAACTTCTGAAACTCGCGCAGCGTCCCCTCAATGCGCCAGGCGGTAAGGTTCCGTACCTTCTCTTTTGCTTCCTCTATCTGCCGCTCCAGAGCGTTCATATTCCATCTGCTGAGCTTCTCCCGGCAATAATCCAGCATCTGCTTACTACTGAGCAAATCGTCTTGGGAAAGGTCGTCCTGCCATTCGAAATGTGCGTCCAGATACAACCTGCAGGCTTTGCACACTGCCTTATTTTCTTCTTGCTTAATCAGATCTTCTGTCGTTTCCAGCTCAATCAGATCCAGTAATGCATCCGGATCACGGGCAAACACACCGGATCCTGATGCCCGGTCCATGGATTTCTTCCCTCCCTGGCTTCCTTTACTGTGATGATGACAGTAGATAGTTGCACAGCCAAGTTCTGCACAGATCTTATCAAACTGATTGCAGAAGTTTGCCATCTGATCTGCACTATTTTCATCACCGGTGATAACCTTGTAGATAGGATCAATAATGATTGCTACATAATCCTTCTTTGCAGCTCGTCTGATCAGCTTTGGGGCCAGCTTATCCATCGGCACAGATTTACCCCGCAGATTCCATATATCGATATTTTTCAAATTATTAGGTAACAATCCAAGCGATGTATAGACATCCTTAAAACGGTGCAGACAGCTTGCACGGTCCAGTTCAAGGTTCACATACAAGACTCTTCCCTGCGCACACTGCCACTGCAGCCATTTCTGCCCTTCCGCGATCGCAATACATAACTCAATTTGTAGAAATGACTTTCCTGCTTTTGACGGGCCGGAAATCAGCATCTTATGTCCTTTGCGTAATACGCCATCGATCAGGCAGGGGGACAGCTCCGGCATATTATCCCATACACTCTCCAGCCCTTCCGGTTCAGGCAGGTCATCATTTACGCCTTCGATCCATTCATACCATTCGTTCCAGGACTGCCTGCCAATGTTCGTGTCGACGAGGAACTGTTTTTTCCCGTTACGCTCTACGCCTGGCATCCTTGACAGCCTGGAAGGGTTCTTATTCTGCGTATCCACGTCGATACCGTTCTTCTTGCAGATTTCATAAAGATAATCCACGCGTTTCCGGTATTCTGCGAAATCCGCTGCATCAACACGCACGATTGCGTGCAAACTCTTCTTCCCGGAATACACCAGGCATGCAATCGGCAGCTCCAGCTCCCGCAGGAGCGCGTTTTGCTGCTCGATGTCCATATGGTCTGATTCAACCAGTGCATACCGGTACTCTGTTACATTTTCATTCTTACAGCCATTTCCATCGAGTGGATTGAATCGGATCCACGCTCCGGCTTCCGGATTGTAATCACCAAGCACCGCACCAATATCACCTTTGCAGTTGTTCAGCTGCTCGATCAGCTGCCCGGCTGTCCGGTCCCAGGAACCTTTTTGCGGAAGCCAGCGTGTGCCTTTCTCATCCGTTTTTTCCCAGCTGCCAGTTACGTAACCGACATTCTCACCGGCTTCAAACAGGGTTTCAAGGTATTTGATCAGCTGCGCTGCCGGATCCCAATTCTGAGGCTCCTGCACTTCCTTTCCTTCCACCCAGTTTTTGTCTACGATCACCCGGTCGCTGTCCATCTGTATGCTGTCATTCCAGTCCAGTTCATGTCCCTTTTCCGGAACCCAGCCCCGGTCTATTGCCATCTGGACAATCGTCCCGCCGGTCACCGGGGAAGCGGATCCGGAAAAGCTTTTCCATTTTTTTTCGCATTCTCTTGCGTGGTACCGCCCGCTGTCTTTCTGGCTCCACTGATCCCATACATGCACAGAATAGCCTTCCTGTTTCAGCGCCATCCCGACTGCGCACCATTCAGAATACGTTAAATCAGAAGGATTAATAAATTCAACAATCTCTAATAAGTTGTTATTTTTCAAGTTTCTCTCCTTTGGTTAATTCGCTGCTGATGAGAATCCACCCACCGACAATTCCATGGTGCGTATGGTCCATCATTATCAATTCTATCTATAGTACATTTTCCCCTTGGCGCATCTTCGTCATAGCCATTGTTGTATGCCCACTTCCTGAAATTTGAATAATTGTTCCATTCGTCACAAATATATATTCCTCTTCCACCATATATCTCATAGCGCGAACTATTGGGGTTATTGCACCGCTGTCTCATCCCTCTCCATACATAATACAGACGTTCACACTTTCCACTAACACATCTTGATTTTCCATGTGTTAATGCAGGACGCTTATTACTGAGAAATTGCTTTCTTTTACATCCGCAACTTTTTGTGTGTCCACTTATAAGTCCACATCTAGCAACGGTTACCATATTTCCACAATCACATCTGCACTCCCACATAGAACCAGACTTAGCTTTTTTCTCTGATTTCCGAATCACTACTAAGTTTCCGAATCGTTTTCCTGACAAATCTCCTCCTGACAATTTAGTCCACCTCTTTCTTTTCCGTTCGCACAATCCTAAACAATTCTTCCGTTACTTCATTCAATTTGTTTTTAAGTGAAAACGTGTAATCTCCAAGTGCAACAAAAGCCCATTCATAAGTTGTCGGTGCATTTCCCCCCTCATAAATAGCTGAAAAAAGTGCGTTCTGAAAACTATTTACTTTCTCTGCCTCAATCTGCAAGTTTTCAATCTCAAATGCAATTTCTTTCACTGTCATTATATTGTCCTCCTATATGAACTTTTTGTTCTATGAACATATTGTTCATTGAAACTTATTCGCATTATAGTGTACAATTTGTTCATAGTCAAGTAGTTTTTTTGAGGAGGAAATATATGTTTTCACAGCGCTTACATGAACTTCGTAGGGAAAACGGGCTTACAGCACAGTATATGGCTGATAAATTAGGGTTGTCTTTACGCGCTTATCAATTCTATGAAAGCGGCAAACGTGAACCGTCTTTAAAAACTTTGGTTAAAATTGCTGATATACTGATGGTTTCTACTGATTATCTTCTTTGCAGAGATGATTGGATTCATTCTGCCGAAGAATTCTTTGATGAACACCAGTAATATCTTCTAATTTATCCCAGATGGTAAAATCCCCTATTCTATCCCCAGCTTCAATAAACTGATAATATCTCAGCCCTATATCAAGTGCATCTGCCATCTGTTGTTGTGTCATACCTGTTTTCTGACGAGCTTCTTTTAAAAATTTTCTCATATTTGTTATGCTCCTTTATATTCCTGCGGTATAATTCCCTGCGGAATCCGCCAGCCCGCAGCCGCGATGCGATCAATCATATTTTTTGCAGTTTCAAACTGCCATGTTCCGACATGTTGAAAGCCTTTGCTTTCCAGAAAACGGATCTGCTTCGGGGTGGTAAGCCCTTCTGTTCTGCGTTTATCCAGCCGGTCAAGGAGCTTCGCGGCCTTGCCCGCATTGTCGATCTGTTCAGCAGAAATTCCAAGCTTCTCCAGTGTGCTTTTCTGCTTATCAGATGGTGGTGCCATCTCCCAGCCAAATGACGGAACATAACCAGAAAGATCTTCTGCCTGAATTGACATTTCGAACTGCAATGGGTCCACGAGCCTTTTCTTTCGTTTTTTCATTTCTGCAAGCTGCTTCGCGAGTGCCTCTTCCCGCTGCGCTACTACATCCTCCGCAGCTGTCCTTTCTGCTTCTTCAATATCGATTGCAAATCCTGCTTCCTTTTCCAGATTCTCTGTCATCTTCTGCGCTACCTCTTCACTCTCACAGATCAAGCTTGCTGGATGACACAGCTCATGCCGCTCCGTATGCCAGAGAAAGTCAAGTAACAGCAAATGGTCTTTTCCTGGAAAGAGCCGCGTCCCACGGCCTACCATCTGGCTGTACAGGCTGCGGACCTTTGTTGGCCGCAATACTACCACGCAGTCTACAGACGGGCAGTCCCAGCCTTCTGTCAGCAGCATGGAGTTACACAGGACGTTATAATCGCCCCGGTCAAACGCCTGCAGGATCTCTGTCCGGTCTGAACTTTCGCCGTTTACCTCAGCAGCCCGAAATCCATGTTCGCATAAAACATCCCGAAATTTCTGAGAAGTCTTAACAAGAGGCAGAAAAACAACTGTTTTGCGGTCTGCGCAGTAATTTTTCATTTCTTCTGCGATCTGGTCCAGATACGGATCAAGAGCCGTACCAAGATCTCCTGCCTTAAAATCGCCGGCACTAATACCGACACCGGTCAGATCCATTTTAAGTGGAAGCGTTAGTGCGCGGATCGGCGAGAGGTACCCTTCTTTGATCGCTTTTTGAAGTGTATATTCGTAAGCAATGCTTTCAAAGTATTCACCCATATCCCGCATATCGCCCCGGTCCGGTGTTGCTGTGACACCAAGCACTTCTGCTTCTGGGAAATGCTTTAGCACACGCTGATAGCTGTCAGAAATGCAGTGGTGCGCCTCATCGATGATTATTGTGTCAAAATAATCATCCGAAAACTGACCAAGCCGCTTCTCGCGCATCATTGTCTGTACTGACCCGACCACAATCCGGAACCAGCTTCCAATGCAGGAGGATTCTGCTTTTTCAAGCGCACAGCCAAGGCCCGTTGATTTTCTGATCTTATCTGCAGCCTGATCTAGCAGCTCACCACGGTGCGCAAGGATCAGTACCCGTTTGCCCTGGCATACACATTCTTCTGCAATCTTTGCGAACACGATTGTTTTTCCGCAGCCGGTTGGAAGGACAAGCAGCGTCCGGTTGACGCTGCCTTCCCACTGGGCGAAAACTGCCTGCTTTGCTTCTTCCTGATAGGGTCTTAATTCCATCGTGACGCCTCCTAGAATTTACCCGCCTCAAATTTTTTGATTTCCTTTGGGTAGATCTTCTTGATATGGTTGTACTTTTTCGACGGGTCATTGCGGTTCGGATCCAGTGACACCTGTGCTCTTCCGGTGGCTCCCGGCAGCAGGTTCCAATTCATGCGGACCTCTTCGCCCTCTTTCTTTGCACCGATGCCTCGGAACAGTTCCGAAAGCTTCCATTCAAGGGAACTGTGCAGAATGAAATTCTCTCTGATCACAACTTCACGATCACGATCAGAGATACGGAAGTATACGACAGCCATGTTGCACGGTGGGAGTTTGCCTTTGCCCTGTGATCTTGCCCGCTCATATTTTTCAATCGTAAAATCATAATCCCCTTCCGGAATCGGTTCAAACTCACTGGAATCCTTTGAGATCGTATCTTCCCATCCTAACTCTCTGCCTTCTGTCTCTGCCATAATTCATATCCTCCTTATACATCAAATGGAATTTCCATTTTCTCTCTTGCACTTTTTACTGCTGCATAAACCTGCGGCCACGATGCAACCAGCAGGCCATCGATAATGCCAGGATTCACCTTGTCGTATTCCCACAGAGGTGTCTCAAGTGGAACATATCCCCTGGCTTCACACACCTGCCGGATTTCATCCTCAGTAACCGTGTTTTCAATCATGAGATCTCTCAGCTTCTTTGGAATCCGTTCATCCGGTGTAAATACAAACGACTGCTGATAGGGCTCTGCCCGTACGCGTGGTTTATCTGCCGGCTA